AGGTTTACAAGGACAGTTCAAATTCAAAACAACCAACACCAACGACGGCGCGATTTATTTGCAGTCATTTACTAATGGCGCCGCTCACAAAGCTGTTATTTTAGGAGTTAGGGGAAGCGATGCTTTTATTCAAAGCTCTTCAACCAACGTGAGAATAGAAACTGGCGGCGGCGCTTTGGCAAATTTGGACGCTGATACAATTTCTGTTACCAACTTAGCCGCAACTAGGACTAATTTGGGATTGGGCGGCGGACTTATTACAAATATCTCAATCACTGGAACCAACAACACGAACACGCTGGTTTTCTCAAACGGCATCCTCCGCGAAGTTACAACGCCATGAGCTTTCACGACCCGCTTGACTTCATTTCCCGCCCTATCATCGGCGTGACCACCTCGCTTGGCTCAGTGCTGTTTTCGCTTTTGCCACATCTTGAAACAGGGATGCGCCTCGGCGCGCTGGCCTTAGGTCTGTTTGTCGCGCTGATGTCGGCGCGCAAGGTCTGGAAGGATCGCAACAAATGAGCGCCGTTGCTTCGCACGACTTGCAAATCGCCCAGGGCGCGACCTATAGCCAGGTCATCAACTGGAAAACAGGCTCGCCCGCCGCGTTCGTGAACACCACAGGCTTCACCGCCCGGATGCAGCTTCGCACCAGCTACTCGGCGGCATCGGCCTCTCTTGAACTAACCACTGCCAACGGGCGCGTCTCGCTAACCAGCGCGGGCGTCATTACCTTGTCGCTCACGGCCACCGAAACCGCCGCGCTCGCCGCAGGCAGATACGTTTACGATTTGGAACTGGTAAGCAGCGGGGGGGTAGTCACGCGACTGCTCGAGGGCGTTGTCACAGTTTCCCCGGAAGTAACTAGGTAGCGTCATGGCCGACACCATCGAGATTGTCCAAGGCACGGCGACAACCGTTGAAATCGCTGGCTTGCAAGGCCCACAAGGCCCGCAAGGCGCAACGGGCAGCGGTCTGGGCACACTCACCACCCAAGGCGACACTCTCTATCAAGGCGCTTCAGCCGCGCAACGCCTGCCCATCGGCACGGCAGGCCAAATTCTAAAGGTCAACAGCGGCGGCACGGCCCCCGAATGGGGCGCAGCCCCGGCGAGCGGTGTGTCCAGCGTGAATGGGGAAACGGGCGCGGTGACGCTGGACGCGGCGGATGTTAACGCGATTGCCTTTCCAAACATTTCATCGCCGTCTATCTCTGGCGACACGGTTCTCACGGCATCGCGCAACCAACTGCGCTATCTCACGGCCACGGGCGGAACTGTTGCAAATATAACGCTGCCCTACAGCGGAAACCAAAACGGTGACATCTGCACATTAGTCGCGGCTTTCGTGGGAGGTTCGTCGGTCGGTCAATTTACCATACGGGCAGCAGGACAAATGGCGGGAGGCTCGCCATTAGGATACAGCACACTTGCTATGCTGCTCTCAAGCGGCGAATCCGTTTCGCTAGTGTCCGATGGTTCAAACGGTTTCGGCGGATGGAGCATTGTTGCGGTGGGAGGCAATTTCCCCGCCACAAGCAATGCCGTGCAAGAATACGATGTTACAGGCGTCTTGCTTCCCAACGGCGACAACGGCAGCGGCGTCCAGCTAACCCGCAACACGACCACACCGCAAACACCAGACGGAAGCGACCGCACTTTTAACGCTGAACAGCTTATCTATCGTCGCGTAAGCGGAACCGCACAGCGTCTTGACACCTATCTTGGCGTGAAACTGGAGTGGCAACCAGTGGCCCCGACAACACCGACAACATCAGGAAGCACAGGCCAAATCGCCTATGCCGATCCTTATTTCTACATCTGTGTCGGCGTCAATAATTGGAAGCGCGTTCCTGTCGCAGCGTGGTAAAATAATATGGCACTCAACGACATCAAGGTTCCCAAGGAAAACGCACAAGGCACGTTCAATGAAATTGCTTTGGCTGCGTCCGACCTCAAACTCGGCACCACCGCCAACCTCCCGCTCAAAACAGGCACAAACGGCGTAGTCGAGGCGGGGTCTTTCGGCACATCGGCAGGGAGCTTTTGCGAGGGGAATGATGCGCGGTTGAGCGATGCGAGGACTGCGCTCGCGCACAAATCGTCCCACTCCACAGGCGGCACGGATGCGCTGGCTCCAAGTGACATTGGGGCGCAGTCGATCTTTGCCAGATCGGAGGGCGATGTTCCTATCTCTGGCCCGCTACAACTTTCCGCAGCTCGCGCGGCAATTATTTCTGTCAGAAATGCACGCTCCGAAGCGCGGGATGTTTATTTGCCCATGACCAGCATCCAAAACGGCGACATCATTGTTGTCGTTGGGGGCGGCACATTAACAAACCCAATCAACATCAAGGTGCCAGCGGCGGGCGGTGCGGCCATTGTTGATCCGAACGGCGGGGCAGTGACCATTTCTGTAACGGGTCAGCAATACCGTTTCATCGTCGATGGCGTTGGTAATTTTATTCCGTGGACGCGGGTTAATGTCGATACCCACACTCATGTTGTCGCAGACGTATCAGGCGCAGCCGCCTCTGGCTCCATCACAAGCAGCGGCCTCACTCAATCGACAGCTCGGATACTCGGAAGGACGAGCGCGAGCACAGGCTCCATCGAGGAGATCCAAATCGGCTCGGGCTTGAGCCTCACGGCGGGGGAGCTTTCGGCTACGTCATCGGGCGTCACCGCAGTCGGCCCATCCACCGCCGATGTGTTGAGCGTCTCTGGCAGCGATCTGGTGGCCGATGACCCGAACGCCGACCGCATTATTTTCTGGGACGATTCGGAATCCAAACTGCGCTATCTGGAAGCGGGATCGGGGCTAACGATTAGCGGGACTACGCTTACGGCGACAGGTGGCGGCGTCACCGCAGTCGGCACATCCACCGCAGATGTCCTCTCGGTCTCTGGCTCCGACCTCGTTGCCGATGACGGCGGCCTAATCAACGGCTTCAACCCTGCGGTGGTGTGGGACGATGCCGCTGGCAAATTGGTTTATGCCAACCCAATGACCCGCAGCGGGGCTTTTGCCATCGGATTACAGCCGACTACTACGGCGCTTGGATCAAACGCCATTAGCATACAGCCCGCAAGAGGACAAGGCCCTGCCAGACTTGCCTCTGCCCTTAACACCATTGCGATCGGCGAGAGCGCAATGGCAAGCGCAGAGGGCGCAAATGCCATTGGCTACAGGCCCAGCGCGACAAATTTTTACGCCACCGCCATCGGCCAAGAGTGCACGGCTTCAGGAGAAGACTCGCTTGCGCTCGGCGGATACTTGGCGAGCGCCACCGCCAACAACGCAGTCGCCATCGGTCGGCAGACAGCGGCGAACTTGCGGTCAATGTTTTCCACGCGCCCATTCAACGCTGTCTATTGGGGCGGGCAAACGACCAACGCGACCGCCACCATTCTCAACTTAGACGCCACCGCCACCAACCGCTTCACCATCGCCGCCTCCACCGCGCTGGCCGTGGACATTTTGCTCGTCGCCCGCCGCTCGGACACGCAGGACAAATGGCTCGTCGCCCGCCGCTTCCTCGGCATCCGCAGGGATGGCAGTAACAACACCAGCCTTATCGGGACGGTGCAAGATTACGGACACGATCAATCCGCAGGCTCGCCATCGTGGAGCTTCACGCTGACCGCCGACGATACGAACGAAGCCCTGCAACTTGAAGTGACAGGCGCGGCCTCGGAAACCGTGCAATGGCGGGCCACCGCTTTCTATCGTGTTGTCTAACATGAATACCTTCGACATCTACAACGTCCTCCTCGACCAGCCCCGCCAGATCGACGGCAAGACATGGCACGGCTTCAGCTACCAGCTAAGTCGCAGCGAGGAAGGTGAGGTCACGGTCAACGAAATTGGCTGGCCGACCAAGCTGACGATCTATGAAGCGGATGGCCCCGAACTGGATGCCTTGGACGAAGCCACGGTCAAAGCCGCCATCGAAGCCGCGCTGCCTGTGGATGAGGCGTATGTGATCCCGCCGCCGCCTGTGCCTTTTGTGGAGACATTTACGGCGGAGCAAGTTGTCTCGCAGCATTTCAGCGCCTACCAAATCGCCGCCCTGCAAGAGCTTCGCATGGCCCTCATGCAAGCAGGCAAGCCCCTCGGCCCGAAGATGACCGCCGCGAAGCAGTGGCTTGAAGGCGTGATGCTTTCATGGGCCGCAAACCCGACACCCGCACCAGCGGAGTCTTTCGGTCAGCCGCAGGCGAGCTTTGCGGAGGCGAGTGGGGAGGCTGTGGCTGATCTCAATACCCCGAACCCCGAACCATAATGGCATTCCTCTCCGCATACTATCCCCAGCCCGTAGTGGCAGGAACCACCGCAGGAACCTATGCGGAGGGAGACGATGCTGCCTTCAAGGTGGGAAGTGATGACATTGAGATCACCAATGCGGCCAAGGGGATTATTTTGCGGGCTTCCAACGGGGTTCGCCGCCGACTCCGAATCGACACAGACGGAACTGTTCTAACAGAGGTATTACCATGATGAAGAAACTAGCACTTACACTTTTATTCGGGATTTTGGGGGTCGGGGTCTATGGCCAGACGATCAAGAGTCTGGGATACAACACGACCAATGGACAGGTGGTTTACAACGGGACGAATGTGCTGACGTTTGGGTATTCAGTAAAAATTGGTTCAGACCCGATAACAATTAATGGCACAACGATATCATGGGGCGGGGTTCAAAGGATAGATTTTGAAGAAAATAGATTATTTGGAGAATTGGCTGTAGACACAATTATTTGGGATAATCCTACCAACGCCGCTACTACCCGCGCCAACCTCGGTCTTGGAGCCACATGGTTGACCAACACCAACGTCACGAATTTCCGCACGGCGATTGGGTTGGGGGCGACTAACAGCGTGACATTCGCCGCGCTCCATGCCGAGCAAGATGCCAGTAGCAGCGTTTACACATTAACCATCGGTCAGACCAACACGGGATTCAAAGGCATTGGTGGCGGCCCAAGTGATTTTGTTTACACAAGGGATGGGGGCAACATCTTGGGACTCTATTCAGGCGGAATACAATCTTTGGTTACTCACACTTTTTCCGCGCCAGTTGCATTAAACTACGGGGCTGGTGCTACTGCCGTTCTGCAATTTGGTGGAATTGATGCCGCTACAGGCGCAGCGATATCCCGCACCAATCTCGGCCTCGGAGGCGGTATTACAACTAATCGCACTTTCGTCTCCTACAACGGAACAAATTACACCACCAATTCCGTGACCATATCCAACGGGATTATAACTGGCTGGACACAGTAGCTTTTTTCATTGAAACGGGTGACAACCACCTATAACCTAGAATGAAGACTACAATGGGAGAAGACGTTGAAAGATTGGTAAGGCTCGAAACGAAGCTGGATGTCGTCCTGGACAACCAGGCCGCGTTCCGTTCGTCGTTTGAGAAACACGACGAGCGTCTCAAGCACCTTGAACAAACGCGCTCCCGTTTCATCGGTTTTTCGGCCGCCATCGGGGCTCTCGTCACCATGGCCCTCGGCTCCTTCAAGCACCTCATCAACCCCAATTAACCCTTATGAAAGCCATCCTTGCCAAACTCACCGGCCTGACCACGGCCCTGCTTCAATTCTACCTACCGATCCTGCGGCAACTGGTGGCCACAGGCTTGGCGTCACTCCTCCCGATCGCTCTTGAGATCGTCCGCTCGCTGGCCGATGCCGACAAGACCGGGGCCCAGAAGCGCGAGCTGGCCGTCAAGCGGCTCTCGACCGCCGCGACCGAACTTGGCGTCTCCGCCTCCGAAAACCTGATTCGCCTTACCATCGAGTCAGCGGTCCAGAAACTCAAACTCGAAGAAGTATGAAAAACGTCCTTCTTAAATTCCTCGTCTCCCGCGCGGGCGGCATCATCACCCCTTTGGTCGCGACTGCCGTGGGTGCCGCCGTGGCCAAACTCGCCTCTTTCGACGCAGCTCTGGCCAGCGGCATCGACCAGGCGGCTATCACGGCTTTCGTGGTCGCGGCCATTCTTTCGGTCGTCAATTACCTAACCAACGCCGTTCAGACCGACGGGGTCAAAAAGATCCAGGCTCTGGTCAACGTCGACCGGGACGGCATTCCCGGACCCGTGACTTATACCGAGGTGCGCAAAGCTCTGCCAGCGTCCAATGACCCAGCGTGACATCTACAATGCCGTCTTTGCTGCAAAACCTCCTGCCTCGGATCGCCGCCCTCTGTGGAAGCGCTTTTTGGCTTCTCTCAAGCTCGATCTGAAGCTCCAGCCGAAACTGAAACAGCCAATCAAGCACCTCATCATCAAAGGATCACTGGAATTTTGAAAATCGACCCCGACAAAGCCGAGGACCTGCCGCGTTGGGTGAAGATCAAGCGCAAGCCCAAGAAAAAACCATCTAATGAAAAGCCTCGCCCTGGATCTCGATAGCGGAAAGCTCTCCCGCTGGGCGGACAACCCGCGCGGCTTGGACAAGTGGACCGACCGTTACGGCGACATGTATACAATACGTATCCATGTTTACCGCAGCAGCGGCGGCAAAATCCCGGCCACCTCGTTGCAGGTTTTGATCAAGCGTCTGCGCCGTCGCGATGCCAAGGCCATCTGGAGCTTGGACACTTTCACCCGTGTCCCCGGCACAATCACCCCCTCGTCGGTGACCTACGTCGGCCAGATGGATGTGACCGGGGCCGCCTACCGCGAGGCCTTAAAACTGGACTCATCGCCCGGCAATGACCTCCCCAAGGTTGATCTTTTAGGCATTGTGCGCGCGGTGACTTCTACGGACATCGTCGAGGCCGAGTTTTCCTATGAATTACTCAATAGTGGATATCGTATATCCGACGCCGACTTCGGCGCGGTCTACGTCGGGCTCTCCGACACGGGCGGCATCCTGGTCCGCAACATCGATAAAGATGAGTGGCGTGAACTCAATATTGTCGGCACCGGGCAGAATACTTCGTTCTCCCTGGGCGAAGCGGCCCTGGGTCCTGTGAGCAACCTGACCCTGAGCGACGACCACGTCCGCGTGCAGAACGGGATTTTGCAGATTAAAAATGACACCAACAGCCAGTGGGTCAATGTCATCCTGCGGGGGTCGACCAACTCGACCTTGGCCTTGGGCGAGACTCCGCCGGTCGGGTTCTCGTTGTCCGACGACCGTTTCAAAGTGGCCGACGACGGCCGACTTCTCTTACGCAATCTAACCACCGGCAACTGGCACGAGGCACGGGTCATCATTGCCGACGATGTCAACTCCCTGGCCCTCGGGTCCGAATATGATGATACACAAGTCTAAGGTTTTCGCTGTTATGCTCTGCGCCGTCTTGGCCGTGGTCACCACTGCCACGGCCCAGGTCTCACGGACTGTGATGGTCAACAGCAACAGCGGGATCATCCTCTATCCGACCAATTTCTGGACGGTCAACGCGCTTTCGGCCCGTAGCGGTTTGAGTTTGGGCACGGCGGCGTTGAGCAACTCCTCGGCGTTTCAGCCTGCTTCCTCGATCTTGAGCAATCTATCAATAGCCCCGGTACTGCAGGTCAGCAGCGGAGGGACAGGCGCTACCAACGTCGCAGAGGTCCGCTCGAACATTGGGCTAGGGGCCTCGTGGTTAACAAATAATAATGTGACAAATTTTCGCACCGCGATCGGATTAGGCGCGTCAAACCTAGTTTATTTTAACCAGTTAATTTTGTCGGGTATAGCGGCAAACTTAATTCAAATGCGCGGACAAGGAACGCTGGGACAAGTTGGATTAACTATACTAGCGCAGAACCTTACAACCAATACAGAGTTTTATAACACGAATGTCATTTTTTACGTCCCAACTCAATGGGGTAGCGGAGCTACTTCCACCAGCGCATCAGTGACCCGCACCAACCTCGGCCTCGGCGCGGCATGGCTCACCAACACAAATCCCACAAATTTTCTCACAGCTCTTGGATTAAGTGCGACAGTGCCCACCAATACTTCGGTGACGCTCCTGGGCTACGACACGAATAACATCATTCTAGGCCCAACCAATCCTTCTCTAATTTTTACCAACAACATACAGATAAACAGTCCAAGATTACTCACCGCTAACCAAATTGACGTAGGGACAAATGGCCACGGGGTATCTCAAGACACTCCTGTGTTTGAAAGCTCGGAAACCGCTTTGGCTGTTAGAGCATCAAACCAAACGGTGGCTTTTTTTCGAAGCAGCGGGGTCACTTTGAATAGACCGCTTAACTTCAATAACTCCACTAATGTCGCTACTACTCGGGAAAACATAGGATTTAGCACAAACCTAAATACTCTTTGGACCGCCACCAATACAAATGCGGCTTTGGTTGCCTTGGGCATCGGGTCATCTGGGGGATTTAGTCTTAGCGATTTTATATTACCGTCCACTACAGTGAGGCAGATTTTTTACATAATGAATACCAACAATGAATCGTTTCTGGGGCTCGCGAATTTAACGGCAAGCAATAACACCACGGTAGGCAATGAGACTTTGTTCCGCGTAGGTCTGGCTGAACAAACAAATCGCTCCGCACAATTCGGGTTTCGTGCCACCCGAACAAATAACGGCGGCGAGGGCTTGGCCGTGTTTAGTGTCTATGGCTACAACGCGCTCATGATGATCGGGCCGAGCGACCGCTCGCGCACCAACACGGCGACAAATGCCGCGATCGAGGCCGACATCTGGAGTGTCTCGCCGACCAACCGGGTCATGACTTTGATCACGACCAACACAGGGGCGATGGAGATGCACCGGCCGATTGGCTTCAATACCAACAGTATCGCGGTGACTGCGCCCACAAACACCAACGTGACCAACCCTACGGGCTGGATTCAGTTCTACGTCGGCACCAACAGCGTCCGCGTTCCCTACTACCAATAATATGAAACTACTCAACCTCCTACTGGCCATCGGGGTGACCACCACCTCGTTGTGCTTTGCCCAGATCTCTCGGACCGTCATGGTCCAGAGCAACAACAGCGAACTGCTCTACCCGCAGAATTTCTTCGCGGCCAACGCGGGCATCGCGCGGATCGGACTAGGACTGGCCGCGCACGCTACTAGCCCGACAGTTCAACTGACCAACGGAGGGACCGGTGCGACCAATGCCGCATCGGCCCGCACCAATCTCGGCCTCGGCTGGTCCGCTCTTACCAACAGCAACGCGGCAACAGCTTTGCTTGGGTTCGGAACCAACGGGCAAATAGTTTACGGCAGCACGAACACGCTGACCTTCACAAACAACGTCAATTTTGCCAGCGGCGACGTTCAGTTTTCTGGAACGCAAATTGTCGGCAACGGCCTCTACATTGATTTTGACGATGGGGCTGTTGGCGGTGGCGTCATTACTTTGGACACAAACTCGGGCATTGGATTTCAAGGAGCAGCGGCCGCAACCACCCGCACCAACGTCGGCCTCGGCGCAACCTGGCTCACCAACACCAACGCTGCAAACTTCCGCACGGCGATTGGTTTGGGGACAACGAATTATGTTGTGTTTGGTAGTGCTTCTATTGGTGGCGGCCCATTTATCAATGGGTCAGGAGTGTTTTACACTACACCAACAAATGGCGGGTTAAATCTTGAAGAAGGAATATTGAGTGACTCGACTAACGGAGTTGTTTTTACGTGGGACGGAGTGAGCACAATTATTCATGCTCCTTTAAGTTTTTATACAACTAATTCGGCAGCAGTATCCCGCACTAACCTCGGCATGCCGCTCCAAGCCCTGACAAACACCAGCAACGTCACGGCGATGCGGGCACTGTCTGGCTCGACCAACACCAACCACCCTTACAGCGGCAGCATTTCGGTAACGGGAACAAACAACACCAACACGCTGGTTTTCTCCAACGGCATTCTTCAGTCGGTGCAATGAGCCGCCAAATGCTACCCAAAGACCGCCCGAAACAATCACGGGCTGAGACCGAGGCCCTTCTTAAAGGCATCGAGTCGCCGGTTATTATCCTCGGCATTCGTGGATACTATAAGACCATGGGCGACGACCCGCGTCGAAATGAAGTGAACATTTACGATGACGCATTGTTTGTCTGGAGCGGCAACGGCCACATGTCATTCAACGCCAACACCGACCCCTCGATCTCTCGCCCCCGTGTGGCGAAACTCAAAGCCGGTGTCTGGCAATACCGGCTGGGCATCCACGGCCTGTCCAAACCTAAAAGACAGCAATACCCCGCTTTAGTCCAGGCAGCCCCTGTCACCGTGGTCCGCCAGGACGCGGGCGAGGACACCGGGTGGTTCGGAATTAACCTGCACCGTGGATCACGCACCACGACCTCGTCTCTCGGCTGCGTGACCCTCCCGCCCGATGGGCAGTGGGATTCGTTTTACAATCTCGTGAAGAGCGAGATGGCCCGCGCCAAGGTCAGCCGCGTGCCCTTTGTCTTGGTCGAGAATAGCTGAAGTCATGGCCGGAAAACGCATAGTTGCACCCGACACGCCGATAAGGAGTTTCCCGACTCCCAATATCGACGACCTTGTCGTCGTGGTCGATGTCGACTCGCGTTTGCCCGGTTATAAGCCCCTGGGCTACGGGACCCTGCACCCCGACCAAACGCGTTTTCCGGGAGCGAAACTTGTCTACCAAGAGCCCCTGGACGGCACCGATTCCTTTGTGCGTCGCATCTACGCGACCGACCGCTTTAACCAGGAAGCCTACAACTACGCGATCAAGTACAGCGGCGGCTCCGATCGGCACCCGATCTATATCCGCACTTACCTGGAACCGCGCGACAGTTATCAGGCGATGCCCGACCACTCGCCCGACCCGCTTTTTGCCGGAGCTATCCTGGTAGACGAGGAAGCCAACCCCGCTGAGGGCGAGCTGCGTAGCCTCTACCTGCAGGTCACGCGAGTTTTCGAGACACTGCCAGGCCCGGTCATTGAAAGCCGCGAGGTCAACGAATACGGGGTCATCGAGACCATTACCAACCAGGCCGTTCTGCCCGAGACCGACCCCGACCCGACCGGGCTTTTTGTCACTGACTCCGTGATTTCCGAGGACGTTTCCAAGGCCGTGCGCCAGCGGCGCGTCATGGAGAAACTGCCCGATCCGTACAATACGTATGAGACGGTGGAAAAAAATATCGTCGTGGCGGTCAAGCGTGAGCTGCTCACTCGCTACCAACCGCTGCCAGCCCCGGTGTTCACCAATGCGACGATGGACATCCAGGACCAACCGCTGCGCTTTCCGTACGTCTTGCGGACAACCAAGTCCCTGACCACCAACCCAGCGACAGGACAACCCATTCTACCCGCTTCCCGCACTGAATACGGCTCGTCCACTTACACGTTTCCGGGGATTATCTATAGCTGGCGTGTTTATCTAGGGAACGATTCCGATGGGGAGCTAACCATCACGGCCGACCTATCCCACTACGAAAACCGTTTCCCCATCACAATGGTGGTGGCGGCCAAGTATGTGACGACCTTCCATCTGGCGGATGATCCGCTCCTCGATCTTTCGACCGTTAACTTCTGGAAAGTGACGACAAGGCCTTGGGCGCAGCTCGTCTTCAATCTACCCGACAACACGATCCACCCACCCGCGCCCGTGACCATGCGCAACGCGCCGATTCTGCGCAACAATATCCGCCAGACCGTGAGCAGCGGCTTGGGCAGCGATCCGGGGTTTTACACGCCCGGCGACGAGTTGCTTATCAGTGGCGAAGTTAAACCCTGGTTCGGCAACGTCTGGACCCGCACCCTGACATACGTCAAAGAACCCCTCGAAAGCGGAGGATAACAATTATGACCGTTCAACCCAACCCGCCAACCCCGATCACGATCGAGGTGAACATCAAACCGAACTCCGAGGTTATCACGCCTCTGGAACTCGGGAGCATCAAATACCAGTATCCAAAGGTGAACGGAGACTATCTTGTTACCGACCAAATCAGCGAGATCGTGGTGCTGGATTCTCCGATCGGGTACACAAGGTTTTCGGCTATTTACGGAGCGGAAGCGTCCCTCAATGTAACGCGTAGCGCTCAAGCAACCAGGTATCTTGGTGGTACAGCCGTTAGCGCTGGTTCCTTGAACTACTCAACGAGCCTCCCCCTTTCAAGCCTCAACTCCTCCGACCCGGATACCATCACGTTTAGCCCAGGCTCGGGTATTTTTAATGGGCCTCAATTGCCAGGCGGCACGTCGATAACGGGCGATGTTGACACACCTCGTTGGAGTTTGCGGAATTCATCTGCGTACTACCCGCAGCTCGATTTTTTCCCGCGATACAATCAGTGGTTTGCTTCTACTGTCTGGAGCACCCCTTTTGACCCTCAAAATTTGTTGGCTCCGGCTTACTACGACATCATGTTGGTGTATGTCGACCGCGCATCCAAACAAGTGTACTATCGCAACGGGCGGGTGAACTTTATTCGACAACTGGCGTTTAACCCGGTGTTTGTCCCTCAAGTAACTCTCGATTCAGTAGAGCATGAAGTTACGGAACTTGAGGGTGCTAGAAATTTAGAGAACAGCTATCAGTTTAACCTACGTTTAAGAGGAAGTTCGACAGCCGGTTTAGTTGAAACGCCGGGCTTTGCCGAACACCAGTTAATATTCACTGGCACCACGCAGTTGGGTTATTTTGAGACAACCCTCGCTACTTTTCCGCCTGGAGTAAGTCCATTCGACTCAGTAATTCCGGTAGCAAGTCCTCCCGGTCTGTTTTTCTATGATTACCTGACAGGACCGAACTACTATTCTCCGTATAGAAAATACCCGCGACAACGAATTGACGGGCTGTATCTAAAAGCAAGTTGGACTAACAGCGAGGGGGATAATTCGTCGGTTCAATCTCCAAAAGTTGCCTCTGCAGGAACAGTGAACTGGTTCGGAGACGCCCCCCCGAGCAACGAATGGCCGCTATTTTAACATGAACACCCCTGCACCCCTGGACCGCCGGTCCACCTTCCAGGTATTCCCGGATATGACCGTGGTCAACGGAAGCATTCAGCGCACCTCGCAAAGGCAAAACTTTCCCGAGCGCGGCAGGAGAGGCAAGCCTGGTGCGGACGGTGTCACCACGACCGCCGTCTACACTTACACCGCGACCGACCCCTCGGCACAGTCGTCCAGCGTGGAATCTTTTGACCTGTGAGTGCGGTTGCCCAGATCGTCCGTTCCAAGGTCCTGTATCCGGTGGCCTTGGTGGACTGCATCCTGATCAGCGACACTGACTTGACCGAGAAGACGGCGCAGGCCGAGGCCGACGTTTTAGCCCACCTCTGCACCATGGCCGACGACTACGAGATGGCTTTCCGGGCGTACCGCACCCCGCAGGGTTTGCGTATTATCTGTGTCAGCGATTTACTGCGGCCCTCGGCCGAGGTCTCGGCCCGCATTCTGGGTGATCTGGGTTGCGACAGTAAGTACATCGAGGGGATCAAAGCCTACGGAAAGTTCGGGGCGCGGCTGGGCGGCAAGGCCCAGCGTATGGGCCTGTCTCTGCCCGCCGACTTCAATTATTATGCTCTTTTGCCCAAGGAACAGCGGGAATGGGACGCGCGCTACGACGCCGTGTCGCCGAACTACCGGGCCTGCGAGTTTATCCTTCAGACCACCGAGTGCAAGATGCCCTCGGAAATCGCCAATTTTATCGCTTTGCACGACGAGCGGACTAAATGTTTCGCCGATCTCCCAATGGCTTGACCCTCGAAGTATAAAAGTGTAAAGTCACCTTTGTAAAAATGACCCTGGCCCAGGCACGACAACTTTTGCACCAGCACATCAGCCCCGAGGGGCCTGATAGCATTGCTGTGCCTGCCCGGATCAACGAGATCTGCGAGCGATTTTTTGTCAGCGGCCGGTGGAAAGGGATGATAGTAGAAGTCGATCTAGACGCCTCTCAAGGCTACGTCACCCTTCCCCGGCGCTGCGAAGCCGTCCTGGGCATCACCGTGGACAAGGCTCCGCGCACGCCGTTCGGCCGCTGGTACTCTTTCGTGCCGGGCGGTCCGGGCCAGGTCGATAGCTCCACGCACTGCGGGGCCGATCTTATTTTGGACGCGGGTGACAACCACCCAATCTACCGCGATTCTCCCTACGAGACTTTCCGTCTGCGTGTCAAAGTCCCTAGCACATCCGACCGGGATACGGGCCATTATGTGGTGCTCAAGGGCAACGACGCCGACGGAAATCCCGTCTACGCAAGCGATGGCAGCGAGGGCTTGCAGCTCAATTTGACCGCCGCCGAGAACACGACCACGCAATACTTTTCCAGTGTCTCGGGGGTCCTGAAGACTTTGACCAATGGCTATCTGACGCTTTGGGCCGTGAACGCGGCAGGGGCCGAAACCCAGATCGGGGAGTACGAGCCCGGTGAGACCAATATCGGGTATCGCCGTTATCGTGTCGTCCGGGGCGACAACAGCCAGGCCGCCGTGGTCCGCGCCCTGTGCAAACGCCGCTATGTGCCGGTCATGTCGGAAAACGACGAGATCATCCCCGACAACATGGGGGCCCTCAAACTCGGGCTCATCTCTTTGAAGTACGAGGACACCAACGACCTGGAACGGGCCACCGAGTATTTCACCAAAGCCCTGTCATTGCTCAACGCAGAGTTGCGGGAACAGCGCGGCAGTCAATTCAACACCCTTCGTTTCAGTCCGCACGGCTTCGGGCTGGGGAAGATATCCCGGCAATACTAATGGATAGATCTTCATTGATGGAGCAACTCTAACAGTCAAATAAGCACGAAAACACTATGAATACCGGATACTCAGATGAGGAACTCGAAAGCCGCTACGCTCGCGGTGAAATCAGTCGTGAACAGATGGAGGAGCTTAGAAACCGTCGCCAAAATGTGAAGTATACGCGACAGAATCGGATGGACGAGGTTGCCAAACAGCGTCTCAGAGATGCTTACACTAGCATGACCACATCGAGTCCATCACTAAAAGCCAACTAACGATTATGATGAACATGACAGGACGCATACCCGAAGGTTCAGGCCCCGAGGCAATTAAAAAACTCTTTGACGGCAGCGGCCGGAAAACCGGAGACCTCAATCTGGATTACAGATCTACTCTTTCGCGACGGCTTGCCGATGGCGACATCGACGAGCTTGAGTATATGTCGTCGCTGGACAAGTGGGACAACTACCAAAAAGAACGGCAGAAGAGTTTAATGTCCAAGCCGATAGACGACGAGATGGAGCGAATGGACCGCGATATGAAATACCGAGCGATGCAGGGCGCATACAAAACTTCGCAAAGAAATTCCCGTCTCGTGGAGGGGCAGACCCCCACGCCTTTGCCGGGGGCCTTGGGTCGATAGTCGCAACTGACCATGGCTACCAAACAACAAGTAACGGCGGATGATATTCGCAGAAGGTTAAAAGATTCCGTCCGGCTTGCCACAGCTCCGGAGGGCAAGGCTTCGGCAAAAGGACGCGAGCAAGCAGTCAAACTGTTAAAAGGCCAAGACCCTGATTTGCTGTCTGAAATCGCCGAAGAGGTCGGAGTCTCTGTCAGTGACGTTTTATCGTTGGTTGAAGGAAATTACACGCCTGCCGCTGCACAGCCGAGTAGCGGACTGCCGAATCAACCGCCTCGCGCTTCTATTGGGCGCGCTACACGCGCTGCAAAACAAGAAAAACAAACCAAAGCAAAAGAGGAATTTCGCACGGATTCTGCGCGTGCGTTTTGGGGCGAAAGCGAGGACGACGCACGACCAATTTTGGAGCCGACGAGTGAGAAGCAAGTAAGCGCTGCTTTGGAAGTGCGCAGGCGTTCAGGGCGGGGCGGGGCGGCTGCCAAGATGGAACAGGACGCCGTCGATAGCGCCGAGCAAGCGGAGACGATGCGCCCGTTCGCTGATGTGAGTTATCT